ACGATGCACGCAGTCTTTCCTGATGTGATGCGGGAATGGTACGCGCATAAGAGTCAAACGAATGCCTAAGCTGTCCCGAAAACAAGTTGCGGAGCTAATCACGACGAAGCTGAGTTCACCATCTATTAAGATGCCGGACTTCATCCGTCTCACTCAGCTCTTCATTCAATTGACCGCTCCGTCCGACCAGCAGCGCTATCGCGAGCGCAAAAAGCTCGAAGCCATCACCGTGAAGGCCGCGCAAGCCGCGGTGCAGGAAGTCGCACCGAAATCGGAACCAGAAAAGATTACGAAGTTCGACGATCAAATCGTCCAGCTCGAAAAAGAACGAAGGGCTCAAGCCAATGGCTAACGATTACAACGAACAAGATCGAGCAAACCTTTCTATCCGTCGCGGCAAGATCGCTGCGGGTATCTCTGATCCCCAAGCGCGAGCCGCTTACATCGCCGCGCAAGGCAATGTGGGAACGAACAACGCGTCCGCTCAAGCCAAACTGGAAAACGACACGCACAACGACGAGACCTCGAAGGTCATCGGCAGTTTTAAAAAGGGTGGGAAGGTCAAGAAGACCGGACTGTACAAGTTGCACAAAGGCGAGGAAGTGTTGCCCAAAAAGAAAGCCAGTGCGATGCGCGACATCCTCTCCGGCAAGAAACCAAAAGGCAAAGCGAAGCGCAAGAAAGTCCTGAATCCACTGATGCCCACGCTGTAATGCCCGAAATCACCCCGGAAGTACAGGCGCGTCTGGATGAGCGCGAACGAGCCCGCACTGACAAGTTGTTTCTCGCAACCCTGCTCGGATACGACTTTCAGAAAGATGTGCATCAGGAACTATTTGACTGCTACATCCCGTTCGATACGAAAAAAGCATGGCGCGAGCAATCGTCGATCAAAGACCGCATGATTATTTGGCCCCGCGGTCACTACAAATCGACATCAATCGTCGTCGAGGCGATTCAAGCGGTTATAAATTTCCCCAACCTTCGAATCTTGCTGATGCAGGGTTCGATGGCAACAACGCAGAATTTGTTGCGAGAAATTAAGGCACACTTTTTGGGCGTAGCACCGCGCTCACGATTCCGGAATGTCTTTCCAGAGTTCTGCGCGGACAGTCTCGGAACGGTCAATCAATTCACGACGCCAGCCCGGACTGAAATGCAGTTGCAACAATCCACTTTTACGGTTGCATCTCCAAAAAAGATCACGACGGGGCAGCATTACGACATCGGCTTTTTCGACGACCTCGTCAACGCGCAAAACTATCAGAGCGCCAAGAAACTTCAGAAGGTTAAGGATGAGTTCCGTTCTTTCATTCCCCTCATTGACCCCGGTGGATACCGACAAGTAACCGGAACGCGATACGCGTTTGGTGATCTGTACGAAGACATCGCTCGTTACAACACGAACGGTCAGTGGACGATCACGATTAAGGATTGTTACTCGGACGACGGTCAAAAGATTCGCTTCGAAGCTCGTACGTTGCCGGATGGCCGCATCATCGGCTTTACTCGCGACGGATTGCTGCTGATTCAGCGCGAAGACCCCGCAATGTTCAGCTCGCAGTACCTGAACAAGCCATCGACGGGCAACACGCAATTATTTACAGACGAAAAGATGCTGGCCGCGGTCATCGCCAGTGATGATGCTCCGGCCCTAAGCCCCGCGGTCCTCTTCATCGACCTCGCCAGTGCGACGGGCAATGCCCAGAATGACGACTCCGTAATCGTTGCAGGTAAGACCGACCACCTCGCAAAAATGTATGTCGTCGATGCTGTTGGTGGGCAGTGGACGAGTGCACAGTTTGCGAACCAGATCATCGCGATGGCCTTGAAGCATCGTCCAGTGAAGATCATGGTGGAGCACACCGGAGCCGCTTCGTACTTCGTGGATTTCCTGAAAGTGATGTGCCGCGACAAGAACATCGTTCTGCCGTTGGATTTCATCAAGATCAACAACACGAAGGACGCAAAGCTCATCCGCATCTCTTCTCTCGAAGGGCACATTCGCACCAAGCGTCTGCGCTTCTTCGCCGGACTTCCTTGCTGGGAAAAGATGCATCAGCAGTTCGTCGAGTTCCCCCGCGCCCGGTACGGTCACGACGATTACCCCGACACTGTAGCGCTAATGGCTCAGACATTCGGTTCGTCATATCAACCAGTCGTTCCGTTGAGCGCGCAACGCCATCCACTTTTAGCAGCAATGGAGCAACAAGGCAGAGACGTAACACGCTTCGTGCTCGGAAAAGAAGTTGATCAGTCTGATTCGATGGGAAGTGAGTTCGAATAAATGTTCGCGAAAGCAGCAAAGATAATCCGGGAAGTATTAAGTGAGCCTAACGGCGGAACGCTATCGTGGGGCCGCATCGCGTCCACGGTGTGTTTGGTCGCGGCGATCGTTTGGGTTTCCCGAGTCGCCTTCCACAACTGGTCAATCCCAAGTCTCGATGGTATTGCCACCTTTGTACTGGGTCCTTACGCCGCGAATAAAGTCTCAACGGCCGCGCAAAGTTTTAGCAACAACCCTGTTTCTGCTGTTCAGCAGAACCAAGTTATTCCGCACGTCTAATTCTAGGAGCTTTCAATGATCGTCATCACTGCAGTCGTGTCTGCAATAGCGGGCTTTCTCGCGAAACACGGCCTGACCCGTGCGAAGTTCGCGTCTCTCGAAGCCAAGCTGAAAACGTATGAGCAGATCGCCGTATTGGACGCCAAGCAGGTGATCGCGGCCGTCCGCGCACATCTAGGTCTGTAACACATGCACTGGCGCGTTCTCTGGGGTGATCTGACGCGCTCCGCATCAACAACCACGCCCACCAGAGCGAGGGACATGTTGATTGACGCCATCGAATGGTGGCTCGTTTTAAATCACAATTCTCGCCGCAATTCTCGCAGCACCCTTAGGAAAACTTCATGAGCGGTTTCGAAAATCTTGATACAGCGATCAACGTTACCGAAGCGCTTGCTCCGCTGACGGCGGACACTGTTGCGTTCGCCGACGAGCAATTGACGGACGAGGCAGCGCTCGGAATCGTTCTAGCCGATACCGAAATTGCTGAAAAGTATTTGCAGTCTCGCGGATTGATTACCGCGTTGGACGCGGCCGACGACCTATATCGCGCGCAGGTGAAGCCCCGCATGTGGGCAAATGGCAAGCCTCGCTCGAATCTCGGTATGCCCATCGTGCTCGAAGCCATCGAAAAGATTTTGCCAACCCTGTACATGAGCATCTTCGGGTCCGGCAAAGAGCCTTTCTACATCACGCCGACCGGTAAGACCACTCCGGCCGCGGCTCGCGCCAAGGACAAAGTTCTGCAGTGGGCTGTGAAGCAGTCCAACTTGAAAGAGAACATGCGGCTGTCTCTCAAGACCTGTCTGCAATACGGATTCGTTGTCGGTAACTGGGGCTGGGAAGAAAAAGAATCACACATTAAGAAATACAAACTCGACGAGAGCGGCAAAGTCGTCGGTAAGAAAGAAACCGTAACTATCAACATCCCGACGTACGAGACCATGAGTCTCCGAAGCCTTCTTTGGGATCCCGGCTGTTCTGTTCAGAACCTCCGCGACTCCAAGCAAGGTGCGAAATATGTCATCAAGCAAGTCTTCGTTGATGCCAATTGGCTCGACGAGCATCGCGACGACCCGACGTACAAGAACATTCCTACGCGGGATGAGCTCGCAGTTGTGCTTGCCAATAACCGCGCCGCTGCAACGGATTCGATGCGGGCCAGCAAGACCAACGAATGGCGCGATCTCCAAGCAGAGCCTGACGACAAACCAACGACTTCCGACCCGCTATCTCAGCCTCTCGAACTGCTGGAGTATTGGTCGAATGATCGCGTAATCGTTGCATTGCAACGATGCATCGTTATCCGCAACGAAGAGAGTGAATTTTCGACCCTTCCTTTCCCGTCTTGCGCGTTCATCGACGTTCTCGGCTCTGCCGCGGGCTTCGGTGTGGCAAAGCTCTTGGCGGGTGAACAGCGCTTTCAGACCGGGGTGTTGAACACGTGGGTCGATAGCTTGGCTCTGACTTTAAACCCCGTGTATCAAATGATGAAAGGATTGGGCGCGGGAACGCAGTCCATTTCTTTATCGCCCGGAAAAGTTATAAACGAGAACGGAGAGTTGAAACCACTCATCACGCCCTCGGTTTCCGTCGAAGCTAACAATGCCCTTCAGTCGTCAGAACAGCGCGCCGCAAAGCGTGTTGGTTCTCAGGGCGGCTCGGATATGCCGACGCAGGCACTCCGCACCGCTTCCGGCATCCAGTCGTACCAAGGAAACACGGTGGAACGGCTGCAATACCTGCTCGAAATATTTTGTGACATGGTTTTCGTGCCCGTACTCGAAGCCTTCTTAGAAATGTGCGCTGACCATTTAACGAAGGAACAGATGCAGCAAATATTGACCGAGAGTGAGGGTAAGGCTTACGAAGGCGACATCCTCGAAGTCTATAACGCGACGTGCAACGTCGAAGTTCTGGCAGGCACCAAGTTGGCGAGCAAGCAAGCCGCTGCGCAATTGGTTCCGATGTTGGCACAACTCGTAGGACAAGAGCCCTTCCAAACTTCTCTCGCGGCGCAAGGGAACAAGTTTGACTATCAGGAACTCTTGGACGAGGCGCTTGAACTCAGCGGTTGGGATATCGATTCGCTAATCGTCCCGATGACTCCGGAAGATCAGCAGCGAGCTCAGCAAAACAATGCCGCGCTGATAAAAGCCCAAACAGCGGCACAACAAGAACAACAGAAGCATGCGAACGACATGGACCTTGTAAATGAAAAAGGCACCGTCCAAGCAGGTACCGCCATTATCAGACAACTCGCCAAAAGCCACGCAGATGAGGCGACTGCTGCGCTCGAAAATATGAGCAACCCAGCAAGCCAGCAGTAAACACGAGCAGAAGAGGGCTGCATGACAGAAGCAGAGTTGATGCTACGGAAAAGAGAAATCATCGCAACACAGGCAACACGCGGGTGGCTGTTCACAGTTGAGAGAGCGGACGCTGTTATCAAGCAAATGACCGACGCGGCCCTCGATGAGCCGGATAAGGACAAGCGAGAACAGTTGTTTACGGAAGCGCGTGCAGCGCGAGCATTTTGGCGACAGTTTCTCGGGAGCCTAGAGTCGTTCAAGAACGTCGATGCGCCGGACGACAGCAACGGTGACAGCAACGGAGATTTTTACGAAGTCGCAACAAACTAAGGCCGCGGATTGTGGCTGGCAGTACGCCGGATTGGCGAAGGGGAAAAGATGAGCGAAGTGAACGATGCAATCAAGAACGCGATTGACGGAGTAGACGAGTCGGACCCGAAACTGGACGAGCTTTCGCTGGACGAACTGAAAGCGCTAGCGAACGGTGAGAACGCGAAGCCCGCTGCAAAGCCCGCAAAACCTGCTGCAACGCCTGAGGACGACGAGACCGACGAGCCGGAAGAGTTCGAGTATCGCATCGATCTCGAAGACGGTTCTGGAGTTCAGGTATTCAAGGGCGCGAGCGTCGAAGAAGTGATGCAGAAGCTGGGCGATGCTCAGAAACACGCGACCAGAAAGATTCGCGAGCAAGCCGAACAGCTAAAGAAGTACAGCGCGCAAGCCGAAAAAGATGCGGCCGACAATGAGTACGTCATCGGGCAAGAGTTGATTTCAAAGCCCACTGCGGCTTTCAAAAAGATGTTCAAAGAAACCACGGGCGTGGATATTGAGCAGTTTAAAAACAAGTGGGAACGCGTTGAAGCCCTCGATCGCGCTCAGCAGATTCAGGCCATCGAGAATAAAAAGAACGCGGCCGCGACGGAGTTTCTCGCAGCACATCCCGAGTTTGTGGCTAATAAATCGAACGGAGCCCGACTTGAGAAGGCCGTCAATATCCTCGTCGCGGAAGCCAATAGCAAGAACATCGAACCGGACTTCTCAGCATTCCTCGAAACCGCGTACACCGATCTCAGTGAAAGCGGATTGCTGGAACTGAAGGACGGGAACGACGACTCGGTTTCGAGCGCGGCCCCGAAGGAACCGAAGCCTCCGGTGGTGCAGGTAAGTGCGCACACCCGCCGTTCATCTGGGCTTTCTTCCCGGGCTCGCACCGTGACAACGCCGAAGAACACGGAACCGACCGAGGATGAACTGATGAGCATGCCACTGGATAAACTCCGCGATCTGGCGAATAAGCGCTCTTAATTATGTCGAGACTGTGTGATCTTTCTGTCAAATATAAGTCCGACAAATTCGAAGGTGGATTCACGGCGTTTTACGATTCGATTCTCAGTCACCGCAGTGTTAGGGGTGTGCTGGAAATCGGTATCGGAACTCCCGAGATCATGCAACACGTTCCCGACTACAAAGCCGGAGCAAGTCTCAGGATGTGGGAAGACTATTTTCCGGGCGCGCAGATATTCGGAATCGATAACCAACCCGCCGCGATAGTCAACGAAGGACGCATCCGGTCAGAAGTTTTCGATCAGACCAAAAGAAGTGAATTGATCGCCGCGGCGCAATGGGCCGGATGTAATTTCGATTTGATCGTCGATGATGGCGACCACTGTCCGATCTCGCAAGTTCTAGGCGTCACGACGCTCATGCAATATTTGAACAATGACGGGCTGTACATCATCGAAGATGTGCATCGTCCGAATGAAGTAACGGAGATGCTGCCATTCGCGCACACCGTCGTTCAAACCTTCAATGCCCATTCGAAGCGAAAGGGCAGTTTGATTTTGGTTTATAAGCAGTAACGATTTTCAATACGACTTTAGAACCGTAGACAGGATTTGCCTCGGTTCGCAGTTGGACAACAACCAGATTCTCGTCACGCCGGATTGGCCTCTGAAGAAACCTGCGCTGTGAACAAACCGATTTCGTGGAACTACGTTGTTCACGGAACGGTTCCGCCCTAACGGGCAAGAGGTATTTTCAATGGCATTTCCTCAAGCTGCATCAGTTTTATCCTCAGGCTTGGGCGCGTACCCGACAGTTTATTACGATCGTGTGGCGCTCGACACTCTGCGTTCCAACCTGTTCTTGTATCCCGCATGCGAAATGAAAACCATGCCGGACAAGAGCGGCGTTGCAATGCAAATCTTCGATTACTCCGCGTTTGGTGCTAACACCACCCCGGCGACCGAAGGTACGCCCAGCACCGGCCAGACTCTGACCCAGAACGTCCGCACTCTGACTCTGTCTCAGTATGTGGACTACGTTTCGTTCTCGGACAAAGTGGTTCTGACCGCAATCAGCGACACCGTTGCTGAAGGCGCGGCCGAACTTGCATTCCGTGGCGCTTTGAGCGTTGACACCGTGATCTCTACGGCCGTTGACACCGCAGCGAACTCGGACAGCGCGACCCGAATCGAAATCAACGACGGTTCGTACATGACCGCTGCGATTTCCCGTAAGGCCGTGTGGCAGCTTCGTTCGAGCAACATCAAGACCAAGGCCAACGGCCTGTTCTTCGGCGTTATCCCGTCTTTGATGGCCTACGACTTGGTGAACGACAACTCCGCAGGCGGCGCGCTTGACCTCCAGAAGTACGCTGACTCTCTCGCATCTGAGAACCCGGCGTTGGTGGGTATCAAGCAGAACCGTGTCGGCAACATCGGCGGTGTGGAGTGGTACGAATCCAACGCTCTCCCGACCGAAACGCACTGGCAGTCGTCCGCAAACAACGGCTATCACGCATATGTGTTCGGCTTGAACGCGTTCATCGCTTCCAGCTTGGGCAAAACGCAACTGGGGCAGAAGAACTTTTCTGTCAAGGTGTCGCGCTTCGATCAGCCCATCGCCGTCGATCCGGCCAACCAGATCGCAGCCGCTGCTGCTTATAACTTCTATTTCGGAGTTACCAAGCGCACCGGTTCAACGAATGGCTTCCGCAGAATTCGCGGCGAGTCCAGTATCGGCTGAGCGAGTCCTCAATCGGATGATCCAACCAAATCGTAGACAGGTCGAAATCCCTGTCCTGCAGTAAAGGCTTCGAGGGGTGTGCCTCAAACACCCCCACACTTTCGTTTCACCAAGGAAATCCATGAGCGTACCTATTTTCATTCACGTCCAATCGAACGGCGAAATCTGGGTGTCCACCAACGTTGCGGACACGCCAGCGGGAACCTCCGTTGGGATTTTCAAGGTGAACTCAGATTGCAAGTTTCAAAAGATCGGATCCTTGAGCGGCACCGCGAGTAGCAATCTTGCGGCTTCCGGAACCACGGGCAAGCAAGGTATCGAAAAATCGTAATGCCGCTACCGTCCGGGGCAAGCGTCACCACTGACGACTTGTCGCATTATCCGCACGTTCCGCTTTACTACATTCTGTCGCGTGATGTCACACCCGAACAAGAACAGCGCGTGCATGACGCCCTGCAAATCACGCCAGTCTATTTCGGAATTATCACCGATCCGCTGGATGCACCGCTGGCCTACCGATTCGCAACCGTAGTCCAAACGGTAGCAGATGACGCAGCGGCAAGAGCGTTGGCGCAACAGATTTATGACACCGCGGAGGGGCACCCCGCGCGTTCAATCATCATCGGAACGGCAAACATTCTCACCGGAATTTATCAAGACCACGAGGCAAACGTACCTTGCTGATTCAACCCAACAAAGCAATGCTCGGTGATTCGCATCTGGATCCCACCGAGAATCTCGCAAAGTTAAAAGAAGGCAATCGGAAAATCACTGATCGGCAGAAGATCGCTGGACAAGCGGAACTCGAAAACGCGGAGCGCGCGGGCGGGCCTCGCATGCCATTTCAAGAACTGGTCCGCAAGATTCAAAAACTAAGTTCACGGATCAAAGTCGTCGATGGGACTCCCGGGAATATCGCGATCTACGTTCTAAAGACGAATCAAGAGCTGGCGGAATCGAGCAACGAAGATAGCGGCGACATGACGCGGCATGCTTGGCACAAAGCCTTCAAGTACGTCACCGGCGTCCCGAAAGAACCTCTACCCGAGTTTTCGGCGGTAACCGTGGACGAGCGCGGCATTGCAAAACGAGAGCTCCGAAGCTGGCGCTCAGTGTTGATATCGCTTATTAAAGCGAAAGCCATTTCGTATTCACAAGCCGTGGAAGAATTCGGAAACGCAAACGGCAGTCGTGCGTGGCGTTGGAACGAGCAGTTGCGAAGTTTCAGGCAGTAACCACTTGCGGATTGTAAGTGGCAGGTCGGATTGACCAAAGGAGCAGTAATGAGCAACGAAGAAAAGAACGTGAGCCTTACCGCAAAAGATTTGAAGGAAATCATCGCGGGCGCAGTTTCAGAAGCCGTGAAGGCCGCGAAAGCCCCGAACGAGATCGAGCAGCAGAAAATTGACCAGCAGAAAGCGAAAATCGCGCAAGACAACGAGACGCGTCGGGAGACTTCCGCACAGATTAAGCAGAACATGGAGAACGACGCTTTCCGCAAGAGAGCTTGCGCGCACGAGGGCGGTAAACCTAATCATTCGCATTGCGTGTTCGTAAGTGACGATCTCGGCGGATTCGTAATCTGCCAAGTATGCCGCGCGGTCATTCGGCCGGAGAACCAACTCGGCCACTTCCCGAAGGATTTCCAGAAGACGCGCATGGACGTGATCTTCGACACAGCACTGTTCAACAAGAACTTCCAAAAAACCGACGCTTCGGGGTTGTTCGCATAGTCACAAAACTCCCGAACCTCAGAGTTCGGCGGTGCCGCTTGGCTCACGGGTCGGTCCGATAAAGCCGCCTCACCAATTTTGTTCAGCATAGGAACGCATGTCTAACTCAACTATTACATTGCAGTCCGTAATCAATCTGGCGTCAACGCACGCCGACCTGCTCCCCTTGTCGGGAGTGGGCGGTTACACAG